AGCGCCTAGGATAACCGCCCGAGCGCAAAGAGGCAATACCACCCATGTTCATAAGTTTTTTCTCAACAGGAGCAGTAGGCAAAGAATCTGTGGCAAAAACTTTTCTTGTTGGACCCGTAACCTTTACAAGGTCACGATCCGTTGCATTGGGATTACTCATTAAATAGTTTTTAATTTCCTGATCAGTGGTTGCGCGCTCTGTGTAGCCTGTATTTACAGGAGGTTGTGGAAGAGGGCCCGGTGTAACAGGTGTTGTGCCCACAGGTGCTGTGCCCACAGGTGGCAAAACAGGTTTGTTAATGATATTGCCATAGCCACTTGCGTTGTTGTAGGGCTGTGATACAACGGCAGGCGCATTAACTGTAGGAAAAAGTAAACCACTTGCAGGTTGTGGCTGTGTAAATCTATCCATTGTTGGCTTAAACGCCGCTTGACGAGCAGCTATGGAAGTGGCTGCAATACCTGCTGGCACGTCATACGACAGACCTGCATTGATATTTTTGTATGCATCACCAAATCCTGCAGCTTTCTTGGCCGCTTTGGCATCATCTACTAACTTACGATTTGCTGCTTGAGCCGCTTCTTTTTCTGCAGCATCTTTAACCGCCTTAGCGGCGGTTTCTGCTCTGTCAAACGCGGTGCGGCCTTCTGCTTGGCCATACTGTACAAAATGCTCGTAAGCATTTTTAAACGAACCTCGACCCTCCAGTTTTGCTAATTCAGCCTTAACATCAGGGTTAGCGTTTAAGTATGCGGTTTCATCAAAGTTGGCAGCAGTAACAGCGCCGCCTGCGGCAAACGCTCTAGGATTTATCAAAGATTGAATACCCAAGCCCGTATCAAAGGTAGGCAAAGGTACGTTCTGGCCAAAAATAGGTGCGCCATACTGGTCGTACTTAACTCCGGGTAAACCCTGCATGTAGTACGCTTTTTGATTTCCACCTTCAGCAATACGCTGAGTTACAGGCTTCATCAACTCATCACGCATTGCCGAGGGCTGAGCATCAGTGGCTTTAAATCCACCGGCCAAGCCAATTGCACCAATGCCTGCGGCGGTAGCAGGACCATAAGTGCGCAGGAAACCCGGAGCTCCCAACTCACCGGGGGCAAGCGACATTGCATCTTTAAGGGACATGCCCGGAGTCGTGCTCATGATTTCCCGGGCTTTAGCAGTAACCTGTGCATCGGTTGGACCGGGAGAAAACAGGTTGGTAGCACCTTCTTTAAATTTATCAAAGCTGGCAGGACCGTCGCCCATACCAAGCCCTTCGCCCATTTTAGAAAAAGATTCGCCAATGGTACGGGGTTGATATGCCGGGGCAACGCCGCGGGGAGAGGCTGCACCAAAATCACTTGGATTTGCAGCAGCCATATTTCTTGGGTCGTACGCAGGGCCGCCGGGGAATTGTGTAGCGTCAATCGGCACGTTTTGCGTCAAAATCTGACCGCCGGGAAGCTTTGTCTGACCAACCGTTTGCCCTTCAGGAAATTTAAGGCCGCCTTGCCCATCAGGTATTAAAGATCCTTTTTTAGCCGTAAAGTCAGAAAGTGCATCAGGAGTGGCTGCATTAGGGTTATAAAATGCTTCAGGATTGGTCTTATACAACTCCCCGGCATATGCCTCGCGAGCCGCGTTTGACGTAGCGGTGTCCGTCAATGCTCCTTGAGCCGTGTATTGCGGGAAAGCAGGGGCTTTAAACATCCCCGTAAACTTGTCTACCTGACCGCCTATTGTAGTGGGGCCGGTATAACTACCTGACGCAAAAGCGTTAGTGCCACTTACAGCACCTGAAATGCCGGCTGTTGCACCGGCAGTCAAACCACCAATTGCACCGGCTTTTAATGCATCTTTTAGGTTACCGCCACCAAGCAATGTAGAGCCTGCACCACCAACAAAACCGCTGACCGCTGCAACGCCTGCAGCAGAGCCTACGCCCATAAATGAAGCCGCTGCAGGGCCTAAGAAGAAACCAAGGGCCACGGTCGTAACGATTTTACCCACGGTACTGTTAGCAAATTTCTTAACGGCCTTACCAATACTCTTAAAAGCCTTCTTCAAAAAAAACTCAGGCAGACCCGTAGCAGGGTTAATAGTGCCCGAGCCACCACGGCGGCGCAGCATGCGCGCCTCAGCAGGTGTGATATGCGCCAACATGGTGTCACCGTTACGGCCATAACTGGCAATAACCTTGGCAATGGGTTTAAGCTCTGCAATACCGCCTTGAGCAAACGCCTGAACACCAGACGGCTCAGCAATCAACTGATCCACGGCCATGTTCATCGCAGCAAAGAACTGAGGATCAAACTGCTCAGGCAGCAACTCCTCCGGTGCGCCCATCTCTAAATACTTTGCACGGACCGCGGCATACTGTTCTGGGGTAGCCAGAATCTCATCCACCATGTTGTTGAGCATGTCAAGCTCTTCTGGGGACAGATCAATTTGGCTTAATTCATTTCTAAATTCGGCCATGGCCTCCGGATCAACCTGCGAGGCACCCGCAAACATCTCATCACCAAACTCTTTAGGCGACATTGTCTGACGCATCTGCTCATAGACCGCCATGGTATTGGGATCAGAAAATGGATTAGGTGCGGCCTCTTGAGGCATTTCCATTGCGGTTTGGGGTGCTGCTGTGGCCATGTCAGGTCCTTAAAAAAGGTGTTTGTTCAATTGTATTACGTAGACGTCTTTATGCGAAGCATTTGACTGGTATCTTGCACACCATCTTGTGTATCTCGGTACACATCACCTAACCGTAAAGTGGGCAAATCAGCGTCCGTGGGCAACGTGTCTAAATTCAAATTCAACGACGTTCCGCCCATATCCCCCGGATTATTAAGCTGAGCAAAAAACAAGCGCAAGATATTGTTTAATTGATCCTGATACCTGCGGTCATACTCATCGGTGGCCAAAGGCAAGTTAGGGGGACGAACGTTAAGTTCAGCCATTTACCGCCTCCCGTCTGCTCTGATATCTATCCGAGGCGAGCCCAGTTGCCACTGTGTATTCAACTGATTTGAGTCAATCTTAAATATCATCTGCCGACCACGCATGCGCGTGAATATCTGGCCAGTAAATTCTTCGGTTATGACGTATGTGCTGCCCTTGAGAACAGAGGCGGAGGCATTGCTCGTGGTCCCCGAACCGGAGTTGGACAACCCAAACAAAGTCATGGTAACCGCAGGAACAGCACCTGCAGGGGAATTTGTAGAATCTCCAAACGTTAGATCAGGCAGCACGCGCCACACAAAGGCAAAGTTGTGCCCGTCACCTATGTCAAATTCCGATGAAGAAATAAAAGAATTTAAGGCTATTGGAGTGCCATCTGCATTGTCGTTTAAACCATTTTCATGCTCAACAATATTGCCCGTATTACCCGGCTGATATGTAGCAGCTAAGGGATAGTCACGCAGCCCTGAATCAACCCACGCTGTTCGTGCCATCGTGCCGTAGTACCAAACCTTTTCTTGATAGTTATAGATAACGTAGCGGTCAATTGTGGTGCTTGCTTCTGAACAATAGAACCACCATATCTCATTAAAGCCCTCATTGACGCCCGCAAACACCTGTAGGTTTTGATCTTTATTAATGTCTGTAAAAATAAACCGGCGCAAATCACAGTTGAGTGTTTGCACACGGCCGTCATAAGTGTAAAACTTATCTATCCCCATCCAGTACACGACACCAGAGGCTACAGCTACCGCATTTGGGCCATAAATAGATGTGCTTTCCGCAAGAAGTTGAGATCCCCAAACAAAAGGAGGACCTAAATACTGCAGTGAATACACGGCTGAATCGGTAAACACAACAATCTCTTGCCGTGTCTGTGCTGTGGTAATAATTTCAGAACCATTAGACAACCGCAAACTTCCCGCTTGATTGGTAGTTGCAGGTGTCCAATTAAAAGGATCCTCTTGCCCACACCAACGAATCAGCATGGGATCCAACGTTACACTGCCGTAATCATTCACACCAAAAGTCAAAATAAAACGTGAGGTGTCTGAAACAGTTAAAGTGTTGACGACCGTTGGCACGTCCACAATTAAGGACACAGCGCCGGTGCCTGCAGATGCGGTATTGACCAGCGCGTTAGAACTATCTAGTAAATTAAAAGTTAAACCGTTGACCGCTGTTACAGTAAATGTGGTCGCTGCAGCCACACCTGTTGGCAAAGAACCACCCGAGAATTGCAACCGTGCACCCGCTGTGTATGCAACAGTTGAGGTTACAACGGTAGGAGAAGCGTTGGTAAAAGACACCGTGCCGCCAAGTGTGTTAAGCAGTACTCCACGAGCGGTTAATGGTGCCTCCCAATAATACAAGCCACCGCCGCGAAAGTTAAATACAAGATCTTCACCAAAGTTTTGTTGACTCCATAAACGCAGGGCGGAAGTGCTGGCTAAACCATTACCCCACGTACCAAGACCCCAGCCACCTGCACCCCAACCAACCAAAGGAACTTGAACCGCTGGGCCAACATTTATTTCATACGCGGCTACAACAGAAGCACCGCCGCCGGGTGAACCAGAAACATCTGTTGCGTTGGCTGTTGCTGTTGCTGTGAACGTGTAAGTGCTAGAAGTTAAAACAGTAATTTGATAATTGGCATTTAACACCGCAGCGGTAATATTTCCACCAAGGCTAACGGCACCGCTAAAAGTTACAAAATCCCCTGTAGATGCACCGTGTGCTGAGTCAGTTACCGTAATAACTGCAGAGCCGTTTGTAGCTTCAAAAGGGTTGTTGTTAATTGTGCTGGATGCCCGCAAAGGTGTGATGTCGTAATACGCACCACCATTTTCTAAGTAAAACTTAAGGTTTGTGCCTACACCAACAATGTTTCTGCCATCAAGTAGCACCCAGTTCCACAATGACCGGCAAACACCTAGAAATGTATTAGCAGAAATACGAATCCA